TAAAGAACCCGGTTATGCGTATAGGTGGGTACGTGTTTCAACCTTAAATCTAGCAGACCCACGCAATATTTCCGCCAAACTGCGGGAAGGCTGGGAGCCGGTAAGGATTGAAGAACAACCCAAGTTCCAGATGTTAATAGACCCCAACAGTCGTTTTAAGGACAACATTGAGGTCGCAGGATTGTTGCTTTGCAAGGCCCCTGAAGAATTTATGGATCAACGAAAAGAACACTTTTCAAAGAAAAATAGAGATCAGATGGAGTCTGTAGACAATAACTTTATGAGAGAGAACGACCCAAGGATGCCGCTCTTTAGGGAGAGAAAATCCACAACGTCGTTTGGAAATGGTAAATAACCTTTTAGGAGTTTAATATGGCTTATCCAACCGTATCTGCTCCGTATGGCCTGAAGCCGATCAATTTAATTGGCGGTCAGGTTTTTGCGGGGTCAACTCGCCTAATGCAAATTGCAACGACGAATAACGTCGGCTATGCAACGAACATTTTTTATGGCGATTTAGTAAAGCGTGTGTCTGATGGAACGATTGAAAAGGACACAGGAACCACCACGGCAACACCAAATGGCGTGTTTCTGGGCTGTACCTTTACCAATGCTTCTACCGGTCAAGTTCAGACTCAACAGTTTTACCCTGCTAGTCAGGCAGTAGCGGCAGGCACTAAGATTTTTGCCTATGTTGCTGATGATCCTGACACGTTGTTTCAAGTGGTTTCTTGTTCCTCTGGCACTACTGTTGCCGCAATGGGCATTTCTGCCATTGGTAACAACATTGCATTAATTCAAAACCCCGGGTCTACCATTACTGGTAACTCCGCTGTGGCGATTGATGAAGGAACTCAAGACACCACAAATACTCTGCCCATCCGTATTATTGATGTGGTCAGGGAGACAGCAACCGGCGCTGACGCATTCGTCGAGTTTATCGTTAAGATAAATATCGGGACGCATCAGTACACCAACTCAACTGGCGTATAAGGAGCGACTAAATGGCTATTTCTCGTGCCCAACTACTGAAAGAGTTGCTCCCGGGCTTAAACGCTTTGTTTGGCTTGGAGTATGCTCAATACGGTGAAGAACACAAAGAGATCTTTGAAACTGAGACCTCTGAGCGTTCTTTTGAAGAAGAAACAAAACTGTCGGGCTTTTCTGCTGCGCCGGTCAAAAACGAAGGTTCTGCCATCGCTTATGACAACGCACAGGAAGCGTTTTCTGCTCGATACAACCACGAAACCATTGCACTAGGGTTTTCCCTAACAGAAGAGGCAATTGAGGACAACCTCTATGACTCCCTGTCTAGTCGATACACTAAGGCTTTGGCTCGTGCTATGGCTTACACCAAGCAGACTAAGGCTGCTGCAATTTTGAACAACGGCTTCAACTCCTCCTTCCCGGGTGGTGATGGCGTCGAACTGTTCTCAACTCAGCATCCTCTCGTGTCTGGTGGCGTTAACAGCAACGAACCTTCCACTCCGGCTGACCTGAATGAGACCTCCCTTGAGGCGGCTGTTATTCAGATCGCTGCTTGGACGGACGAGCGTGGCCTGTTGATTGCTGCAAAACCACGTAAGTTGGTTGTTCCTCCCAGCCTGATGTTCGTTGCAACCCGCCTCTTGGAGACTGAACTCCGTGTTGGTACGGCTGATAACGACATCAACGCTCTGAAGAACAACGGTTCTATCCCAGAGGGTTACACTGTTAACCACTATCTGACGGATACCGATGCTTGGTTCTTGTGTACTGACGTACCTAACGGTCTGAAGCACTTCGTTCGTACCCCGATGGCAACATCGATGGACGGCGACTTCGACACAGGCAACGTCCGTTACAAGGCCCGTGAGCGTTATTCGTTTGGCTTCTCAGATCCATTAGGAATGTTTGGATCGCCCGGAGCGTAATGTTGTAAGGGAGGGGGGTTGCAAAATCCCCCTCTTGTTGTATTCTGTGGGAACTAGGATTTTTACTCTTATCGACTGACCTAGCAGACTTAGTAGAGACGATAAGAGGAAGTGCTACTACACGAAAGGTCTATCATGGCACGTACTACTTTTTCAGGCCCAGTTCGGGCTGGTTATCAGGGCGGAGATGCAAGCGCACAACAGCCCTTAACTCCCACCACTATTAATACTGGTACTGTAATTCCAGTTGATGAAGGCACTGCCGCTTCGGGCTTTTATGCTCGGGTTATGCCAACCACTGGATTTGGTTCCAGTTCTTATTTAACTCCCGGTGAGGCTTTCTCTGTATTTGGGCGTGTCCAGTGCGGCGCTCCTTTTTCTGTTGCCCCCTCCACTACTTTTAATCACATGGCTGGTACTGTGGGTGAGTTCGCAGTTATTGGTACATATGCTAACAACGGCCTAATGGCTGGTGTAATGGGCACTATTAATACCAACACTTTGTCTGGTGATGCCGCTGTTATGGCATTCATGGATGGCGATTCTGGTTTAACTACCGCTCGTTGCGCTTTTGGTGTTGCGATGGCTCAAACTACCGGTGGTTCAGGTTTTGAATACGGTCTTGACCTAAAGATGCAAGATCCTGTTGCTGATGGTGGTGGCCCTTCTGGCGTTAAACCTTACCAAAAAGCCAATATCCGTATGGAGGATGACGTTGTAGTCATGGTTGACGCAGGTGCTCCAGTTAACGGTACCACAGGTGACAACTTTGCTGGTACGGGTTCTCTGTATGTTGATTCAACCGCTGGTAAGTTGTATATCAACACCGGTGCTATCACCAGCCCAACTTGGGTTGTTGTCGGTACTCAAACCTAATGCTGACTCATAAAGACCCAGAGGTTCAGGCAATGCTTGAACTTCTGGAATCACAAAGAGATTACGCTATGGGTCTAGTGGCTGTTCAAACAAAGCAAATTTTGGAATTAAAAACCAAACTTGCTAAGTTAGAAACCACAGATACGGAGAATTAAATGGCAATGCAATATGACGTAAAGTCAGTTCACAACACAGTGTCAGGTCTGGCGGTTGGGTATAGGACTCGCCTCAAAGGTGTGCTTATATCTCCGTCTACCGCAGTAACTTTTAACACGGCTTTTTGTAATAACGTAAGCCAGTCTGGAACTTATAACATTCCGGGTTCTACAACCTGTACCGTTACCATTGCTAATCATGGATTAACAACTGGGGATAGAGTTTATTTGGACTTTACCTCTGGTTCGGCTCAGGACGAGGTTTACACAGTTACTGTTACCAGCCCCAGCGCATTTACTGTAACTACAGCAAGTTTAAATACCAGCGGGAACGTGACAATGTACGCACAAATCTTGGCTGAGTTTGACTGCTCCAACGGAACGGCGTTTTATACGCTAATCCCCGGAGAAGGCATTCTTGCTGAACAGGGTATCTATGTTGGCATTCCAAGCGCATCAATAACTACTACGCTTTTTTACGGTTAACATGGCACAGCAATATGACGTTAAAACCTATCATGCTAGTGCATCTGGTACGGCTGTTAATTACCGTACCCGGTTAAAGCAGATAATTTTATCTCCCGCAACTGTGTCTTTACGCAATTTTGCTGTTGCTGATCCAACTGTTTTTAAGTCTGGAACTTGGAGTCGCACCGGAACAACGGTCACGGTTACGATTAATGGCAATGGATTGACTAACGGTCAAAGAGTATTTTTAGATATAGCGCCGGGTACCACAATGCGTGATGGAGTGTATGAGGTTTCTAACGTAACTACCAATACGTTCACGGTTACTTCAGTTACATCTGGGGTAGCCACTGGAACGGTTACGATGTACACAAGTATTCTTGCTGAATTTGATACATATCAAACGGTAAGTATTCCAATCAAGATACCGGGAGAAGGGATTCTCTGTGAGAACGGTATTTATATTGGCATGGGGCCAAGTGTTACTTCAACCATAGTTTACGGATAATTTATGGCTAAGGATATGGGGATCAAAACCTCTGTTAAGTCAGGCAATTTCCGCCCGACTAAGCAAGGCGCAGGAATGACCGAAAAGGGTGTCAAGGCATATCGCCGTGCTAACCCCGGGTCAAAACTCAAGACTGCGGTTACAGAAGATAAACCAACCGGAGAAAGGGCGACACGACGCAAGTCGTTCTGTGCTCGTTCTTTGGGTCAAATGAAAAAATTTCCTAAGGCGGCAAAAGATCCGAACAGTCGTTTAAGGCAGGCTCGGAAAAGGTGGAAATGCTAATGGAAATGCTGCTTTGGAATACGTTGTTGACAGCGCTGATAGGTGTTTTAGCCTACATAGGCCATGAGAAAATATCTGAGTTACAGCGGCTCAACATTTTGATTAACAAAACTAGAGAAGAGGT